TTGGATTTAAAGCAATTAAATTTCCTGTCAAGGTTTTGTTTGACGCAACAAAAAGTCTGACTGGAAGTTTACTCAATCTTCTTACTGGTGTATTCAAATCTCTGAGAATGTCTCTCGGAATCAGACTTGCTCAAATTTTAGACTTCCTTGATGATAGTACTGCAAACTTAAGAAAGACAATTCGATCCAGAGCAGTCAATATTTTCAATCCAATTAGAGACACCCTGAACCTTTTTTCTGAAAACATCAAAACTGATATGAGAGAAATCAGAAAAGCATTTGGTCAAAGTTTCATTGGGAGATTTACGAAGAATTCAATAGCAGCAATTCGAACTATTGTTGGACTTCCTGGCGCACTTCTGAATACTCTTTCTGTAGGAATTAAATCTGCAGATTTTGAGACAACAGGAAAAGAAACTAGAAAGGCATTCCAAACTCTCCTTTCACCACTCAATAAATTAAAGGGACTGTTCGGAAAGGAGTCAAAAGATTTAGCAAAAACTGTTGACGCAATAGAACCTGAAGGCAAGAAATTAACCTCTAGATTCCAAACTGCGAAAAATATTTTTACTCGGTTTGGTTCATTTATTGATGATCTTGTTGTAAGACTCTACGTTTTCTACGACGACACAACCAAACCTCTGCAAAGAACTGTGAGTCGCTTTGCCGAAGATGGAAAGAGACTTGGTTCTGTTTTCAAATCTACATTTGGTTTTGTTGGAAATACATTTGATTCTGTTAAAAAGTTCTTCACAGGAATTATGGACACTGTGAAAACTTTTAGTGGTTCTTTCCAAAGATTCTTTGCTCTGTTTAGGACTCTTGGTAGATTTGTATTCTTCCCCATTACAATCATCACAGGAATCATTGATGCCTTTAAAGGTTTCACCAGAGGAATGGAGGAGACCAGTGGATCAATGCTTGGTGGAATCTTTGGAGCAATCGGAGAAATCTTTGCTAGCATAATCGGAATGCCTCTGGATCTTCTGAAAGGACTTGTTGGATGGATTGCTGGTAAGTTTGGACTTGAAGGTGTTCAAGAAACGCTTAGCGAATTCTCATTTGCTGACATGATCAGAAACCTTTTTGATTCCGTAACAGATTCAGTCTTAGGTTTTATTGATGCAATGAAAGACGAGTCTGGTAATTTTGATTTCGGAAAGATCACAAAAGTTATCTTTGGCGGAATCTTCAATGCAGTTATATCTCCCTTGAATGCTCTCCTTGAATTGATTGCCAAAGGTGTAGAGAAACTCCCCATTCCTGGGACAGAGAAACTCGCAGAGAGTATTCGAGGTATTAAGATTGCAACTGTTGATACTGGTGTTGGCGAGGCAGTAGCAGAACGGAAAGAAACTCGTGCCGAGAATCAAGAAAGAATACAGAAGGAAGAAAAGGCAAAGGCAGAAGCAGCGAAAGCAGAGACTCCTGATCTTACGAGAAGAGAAGTATCTAACGCTGCGTTGACTGGCGCTCAGAGAGAAAATAGAGAAGCAACCTCACAAGCAGCAATCAATGCAATTCAGATTGCACCTGTAACAAATAGCACAAATGTTTCTAACACAAACACTGCTGCTGTCATGAGTTCAAATATGCCCACAGTAGATAATTTAGATCGGAGTTGGGCACCAGCATAAAAAAGGGGGACATTGCGTCCCCCCTAAAACACCATTGCGGTAGTTTTAATCCTCTGCTGCCATCTTGGCGAAATAGGACAGGGTGTCCTCTTCATCATCCTCAACACCAACAGAGGGTTCCGGAGCACTCACGATCTCAGGCTCCGGTGCAGTCCTGGGTTCCACTCGCTCCGCAGTTTGCGAAAGGGACTCATTGCGAGCCGTAGCATTGGCGCCTACAGCTTCACCCAGAACAACCTGCAGACGACCCTTGAGTTCATCATAGGACTTGAAAGTACTCTGATCAACAAACTCATTCAGGTCATGCATCTGGTTGTATACTGCTTCCAACTTGGACTCATCTGCATTAAAGAGAGCAGAAGGCGATTTGAATTCAGACTTATCGTAGTTGCGATATCCAGCAACATTACGAATCTTTAACTGAAAGTCTGCGCCATTCCAGAAGTCAAACGGATTGACAGGTTCTTCACCAGGAAACTGGGGTTGCATCACATCCATGATCTTGTCAAAGATCTTCTTACCAAAATCATAGAGAAATACCTTGCCTTCATTGGCAGGGTTAGAGGGATCACTCACGACAAGAACATTGGTAACATAGTGAAGGCGACGCTTCTGCTTTCGAGCAGTTTCCTTGTCGTCATCAATACCACTGTTCCAGAGACGAGAGTTAAGTTCGCTCACAGGGTCGTTCTGACCAATCGTGGTGAGAGACTTCTCGATGTACCACTGACCAGTCGGTCCCTTGAAGAAGTGGTCCCAGTAGCGAATCCAGGGGAGTTCCTGTCCTTCACCTGCAGGCAGGAAACGGAGCACGGCATAACCATTACCGTTTTCGTCAACACTGGGTTTCCAGAAACGTTCGTCGCCATAAGACTTTTTCTCGCCACCACCACTCATTTCCTGAGCAGCGTTAACAAGTTTGGAGACATCGAGAGAGCGAGACTTTAGATTAGAAAAAGACATATGTATTTCCTCGTATTGTTTGTGTATGTTTTTTGTCCACATCACCATAATATACTAACTTATTTATACTCATAAGTCAAGAGTATTTACCTTCGGCAAGTAGTTCAATCCTCTTGCCTCAACCTCAACATGTTCTTTGATAGAGTCGCTGAGATATTTCTTCACATCCTCTGGATCAATGTTCTCACGTTCACAGAGATCTACAATTGATTCAATGTAAGACAGCGTAGTGCTAGCAACCATCTCTTCAACCATCTGGGTAAATCTCTTCTTTGTCAAGAAGTTCGGGTTCGTCTCTTTTATAGACTCTTGAGGGTTGCCTTTCTCCATATGCCATCTCCTGCATTTCTTTTGTCCAAATCTGCGCAATGTCCGGATAATAGACACCAACAGATCGCTTTGGTGATCCATCAGGATAATATGCGAGTTGTAAACAAACTTCTTGCATTCTTCCTTCGCGGCGTTCACCATATCGGTAGTCAAGATAGATTCCGGAGGAGAGAAACTTCTTCAGATTGTCGATGTAAGTCTGAAGAGAAATGTATTCCTGTCGCTGTCGGGCATCTTTAGATTCTTTATAGGATTTAATCCCACGCAGTTCCTCTTGACCGTTCTTAATCCACTCTTTTACTTTGGTCCAATGAATCTTAGATTCAGGATCAACATCCAGCAGATCAGGATGGATGCTCGCACTCCCAGTCACACCTCGCTTTGTGCGAGCTTTTGCCAGACGTTCAATTGCTGCCTGGCGCTGCTCCTCAGTCATAGGTTTGCGCTTACGCTTGATCTTGCGCTTGGGACGCCCCTCAACACCCATCTCTTTCAGCATACGCTCTTTGTTTTTACGCCGAGTTTCTGCTGCCTTTTGACCTTTAGTCATCCAGTGATACCTTAATCAGAGTGTCTGGGCGAAAGGAGCGCCACTCACCCAGGTCGACATCAAAACAACGGACGGCAGACTGCCCACTCGCGCTCTCATCTAGTTTACCAGACTTGGGCATTTTGTCTTCAGGGATAAGGTCTACCCTGAGCGTCGCAAGCATGTTGCGCACAGCACCGTCTTTAACTTTAGTAAAGGACAAGGATACCACACCTTGTTTCAACAGGTCAACAACTTCTTGTGCATTCATTAGTTCCAGTCTCCATCAAATCGAGTAGTTTCACGAGCAATTTCGCCATAGTACTCTTTTGCGTAGTTTGACGCATCACTCCAATAGAGGACAGAGCGATCGTCTAGACGTTCACGATGCTTCCGGATCATTGCTGCTGACCGACGAACCTTACGGTTCTCGCGGTCAATCTTCTTGGCAACTTTACGGATCAGTGCATAGCGTTGAGTCTTAGTCATTTTTATATTCTACCTTAAGCAGCGTCAGAAGTCAAGTCTTGTTTCACAAACCACGCTGGAGCTGGACGTTTGGTCCAGACCATTTTGAATCTTTCCTGCTTTGTCATATAGAAATTGCGATACGACTGGACAGGGTCTCCTTCAACAACACACTCAGGATAGTTCTTGAATGCGAGTCGAAAAGGAGTGAGTCTGCCATAAGGGATATTCTTGGGAGGGTTTCGGAGACGATCGCGGAACTTCGTCTCGGTGATGTGAACCTTGCCATAGCGATACGTATACTCCTCGCAGAGAGCAATCCAGTGAGCATAGTGCCAGTGGTAGTTGTTCACTGACTCCATTGTCCAGAGAGTCGAGGGATGCTTTGGGTGGACTTTCTTGTACAAGTCCTCATTTCCCTCGTCTCCATCAAGAATACGATGAGCAGTGCACAACATCTGTGCTGACTCCAGAGGCATCTTCACCACATGCTTGTCGCACTGAGAAACAGCGGACTCAACTGCTTCGGGGAAGTTCTTTACCTCTGGGTCGTACTCAATACCAAAGATATTCATCGAGGGTAATCGCCTTCATTCAACAAATCAACTGCCGAATTATACAGCATCTTCTTGGCAGTTTCAACATTGCGGTCGTTTATAAACAAATACGCTGCTTCAACAATTTGCTTTGCCGTATCATCATCCGGATACTCAGCAACGATACCTTCAACTTGGGGAGGAGTCAAACGCGCTAGATGATCGTTCACTGCCTCTTGGATTAGTCTAATAGACATACGCTTCTCCATATCTGTTAAAATTGCCATCACTCGACTCCGAAACTTTCTTTTAACTTATATCCCAGACTGCTGTATGGATGACTTCGTGGATAAATTTTCTCATCTAAAAGATAGGCACATTCCCTAACAATCAACTCGGCGAACGTTTGCATCCAAGCCATACTACCATGCGGAAATGCTTCTTTATCAGCCTGCTCAGCAAGTTCTTTAATTCGTTCGTTCATTTGTCATTCCTGCAACCGTCAATGTTGAAATGGAACATCAAGTTTTGTGCATGAGCGTCAGAATCCTCCAAACCGCTATTATAACATATACTAGCACACTCAAGAACAATCAACTCGGCGAACTTTTCTTCCTCAAAGAGTCCGTATCTATCATAGCACCCAAACTCTAACCCTGCCTGTTCAGCAAGTTCTTTAATTCGGCGATTCATCGCTCACTCTCCAGGAGAGACTCTCCAAAACTGATAGTCACGCAAGTCTTCCATACAAACCCCGTTGCCGAGTATGGAACCAAAAAGTTTGGCGTTGCACAGTTCAACATCATACATGTTGGCACCATACATGTTGGCATGGCGCAGATCGGCACCTGTCAGGTTAGCCCTACACATGTTGGCATAGCGCAGATCGGCACCATACAGATTAGCACGAATCAGGGTTGCACCACTCAGATCGGCGGGTTCGCCACCCAGGTCACCAGCAAGCCAAATCTTGTGCTTCTCGAGCTTTTCAACCAATTCTTGTTTAGTCATGCTTTTCTCCCTCTAACTCTTTCAACTCTGCACGTAGATCACGGAGTCGCTCAAGATCATTATAGTATGCCGGACCATCAGCATACTTCAAATAAGTTTCAATGTCTTCCATCAAACGCTTGATGGATTCGATCTCTTCAGACTTGTTCATTGTAATCATGGTCCTTATTGGATTGACGACGAAGAGTGTGAAACTCATTACAGTGCGCCTCAAAGGTATCCCACATCTTCTCAAAGCGCATCTGATAGAGGTACTGAATACCTAGGAGAAGGTTCATGATCTTATCTGTATTTTCAGGAGACAGGTCTTTAAATGCCTCATTGTCTCCGATATAACTTGCAGTGTCCTTGACATCATCAACAATATTCCAGCAGTTCATGATGTCTTGCTCAAGGTCAAAGATTTTCATAGGCAGAAACTCTCCAGTTCATGGGGACGGAACGAGACAAGGATATCATCGCGCCAACCAGCAACAGTACAATCAAGGATGGGGAATCCGTCCTCGTCTTCTCGGACTCGCCGAATCCCCACGTAAGTGTCATACAGAGGAGAGAAAGCAGTCTTGTACAGATGCAACTTCTTCCGAAAGTCAGACAGAGGGTTTTCAAAATCACTCATTGATTAATCTCCACATTCACAGAGAAGTTGACCGTATAGAACTCAGCGAAGACTCGGTCTGGATCAGTTCCAGTATCGGACAACCAATTTTGGTAATCCCGCATCCTGCTGAAGACTTCGATAACATCATTGGTATCGCGGTCCTGCACTACAATAACGCCACCTTCAATAATCATGCTGCCCACCCATAGTAAGTTTCAGTATAATGTTTCCGCTCAGCGCCTGGGGCAAGAACCCAACCTTCCATCTTGTAGTCAATCCCCTCTTTCCAGTAGTCATCCCGCTGGATGGTGCGAGTAGCGATCCAGCATTCAGCGATACGGTCGTACTTAAGGATGATGGGAGTCTCCCAATCCTCGCACTCGATCTCGCAGTCATCGAGAATCATCCACTCAATGACTTCCTCGCGAATGTAGTCGTCGCTACACTCAATGAGATTGGTTAGGTTAGGGATACCGGACTTGCCGATCTTGAGGCACTGCTCAACCGTCAGGTCCTCGACGACGTAGACGTCGCCACCCTTTGCTTTCCAGTACTGAGGACACTCGCCACGACCGTCCCAGTCGTGGGAACCGTAGTTCTCGTGGATTTGCGTGTAAATAGCGAGTTTCATTTCGTATCCTCATCTCAACCTATGGGAGTATTATCTCGCATCCGGATCGAAAAAACAAGAACTAAATTACCCATAAAATCAACAACTTAGCGAAATCCACACGTAACCTATTGATTTTACACGAATTCTTTTTTGATTGTTTTTTCCTATCATTCTTTCGGTGACCATAGGTTTCAGTTATCGAAGGGGATATGGATAGGGAAGGTGCTATTGAAGATCTCCGCCTCGAGGCGGAATGCCTCCTCCTCCCACGGTTGCTTGTCGTACTCGATACCATTGGCGGGTTTCCCCTTCCAGGTCCATCCTCCTTCTGCTCGGAGCTCTCCACGGAGGAACTGGCGGGCATGGACAAGTTCGTGAGTCATTGTCCGCATTAATTCCAAGAATGTAAACTTCCTTCCAGTAATTGGACATTTCTTTGCGATATACAAATAAGCATATTGTTTATCGCCTTCGCATAATCCTAATGCACCACCAATATCATTCTTGAATTTAATTATAATCGGACGTGTTCTAAGTCTATGTAATTTCAATTTTTTTAATACATCTAATGCATATGTCCAGACAAGTAGTTTATTCTTTACTCTACCTTTTATAAGCAAATTCTGCATATTTACTTACCAATGTGCTTAATATTATCTTTGGAAATCACCTGATATGCACCTTTATTATATGCAGGAGCAACAGTATAATTCTTACTGATCTCTTGTTTATTTACACTCTCAGAGTTTTTAGAATAATCAACTCCCATTCTAATCGGCAAACTTTGATATTTGTTATCGTCAAGTCGGAAGTTTCGCTCGGGTTTATAACTACGAAACTCTTTGGTATATGTCTTTGATTTGCCCCAAGCATTATATTTCTTCTTGCGACCATTTGACAGAGTTCTCATATTACCATGAAGCATGCATTCACTCCTCTCACTGTCCGAGTATTCTACCTCAGGGCAACCCCCGTGTCAACAACTAAATTACCCAAGAAATCAATGACTTATAAATAGATGAAGGATCCAGGAGGTCACCATGGCAGACGATTTATTCGATTTTGGGTTCACCCTCGTCAACGAGGAGGAACTGGAGGCAGTACAACAGGCAACTGCGAAGGCAGCGACTGTGGAGTCGACTGCAGGAGAAATAGAACAAAGATTAGATAGATTATATAACGCAATTCAACCGCTTCTAAATAATCTCAAACAGAATCCAGAAAAAGAATATATTCTTTGGCCAAATAGATTGGCGAAGATTGAACAGTTTGAAGATTATATTCAAGAAATTTACAAAGGATAAATCATGCTTCTACATTATACCGATAATCCAGAGTCTATTATTACAGAGTCCATTAATAATATTTGTGGTTCTGCATTAATTTCAAACAAACAGGAATCTGTTCAACACTTCTATGATTTGATTGAGAGAGAAGTTGCAGCATCTAATCTAAAAGTCAAATACACAGCAATTGATTCTGAATTCTGGCCATTCTCTTTTGCTGAAGAAGTTATCACAAAAGCACCATTGTATGCAAACCTTTTAGTTTCGCTTGGATATAGGTCAATTCTATTTGTACAACACTTTAGAGCAGGTTATCAGTTAGAATGGTTAGTTCCTGGCGAGAAGTTTATGGTTTCTGATTATAATGTTCTGTTCCATTTTGTTCCGATGCTTATGAAGCACTGGCCATATAAAACAAAGGTATCCGTAACTTCTTCTGATGAATCTAAGTTCAAGATTATCATGAATAATCTTTATAGTCAATTCATGGTAAATGGTTATAAGATGGACCCTCAATACGATTTTACAAAGGAAGTTTCTTTTGTAGATACTCCTGTAAGAAAATATGATGCAGTTGTTTTCTTAGGTGTTCCAAATGCTGAGGTTACTTCTCACGATCTTCGTTCTAAGTGGGAACCTTTCTGCAATCCTGGATTTGACCTAATTCATATGAATTCTGCAGGAAGCACAATTGTTGGCGAGAAGATCGATATCTCGGATAAGATTGAAACAGTATTTACAAATAGAAAAGACTGTGACCCTATGTCAAGAGAAATAGGGTGCACAGATGAAATGTTATTGATGGAAAAGTCTGTTTCTGTTTTCTAACAAAAGAACATAATAAGGGCAACTAGAACCCAGAAAACTGTGACGTTTGTATAGACTTTAGCGACATGCCAAATATCTTGGGCATTTGGTGTTATAAAGTCTTCATAAAAACGTTTGAGTGCATTCATTATGCTTCCTTCTTTTTCTTCTCTACAACAACTTCTACGTTATCCGAAATATCAATCTTGATATTTGGGTGACTATGATACAGATAGAATTTAGTCTCACTAAACTCTTTAAACATCTCAGTCCAAATTGGACGCCAGTTATTTGCGAGGCGGTAGGTGTTTGTATGCCCACGATCACTCGAAAGAATAAAGTCGCTCGTGCTTTTTAGGTTCATGTCAAATATAGAATCAAATCCATAGACATGACATTCTGTCGCTTTCATCTTACGACAAGCATAGTCCATTGCCATGTGTCCGCAAGTAAAGTTAGTGGCATTCTTGGCATACTTTGGGACATGCTGATGAAATGCTTTAATCTTATGCGCATACTTTAGATAAAAGTCTGGACGCATTTCCATCCATTTGCGAGGACGAGTCCCGA